CTTCTTCAATGCGTTTCCGCTTGGCGTGGATGTTTGCGTAGAGACCAGGTTTAGCCATTTAACATTTCCATTTACGAAGAGCTAATGCTTTACGAGTAGGTCTTCCTTTCTCATCTTTCATCGGACCGGGGTTTCCTGACATACGAGCACAGAAGCTGCGTTTACGGGGACCACCTTCCGGTTGAGGAGCCTTAAGATTAGAGCCTGTCTCACGATTATATTTAGCACGACCAGCGGCAGTAAGGCCGCCAGTACGTGATTTGTGTTTACCAATTTTTAGGCTAACACTTTTAGCCATTACTTTTTAGGTTGTTTCTTTTGCACCTTTTTACCAGTCTTAGCTGCTTCTTTTTTAGCAGCTGCCATACCGGCAGGAGTGTAGGCAAACTCCTTAGATCCAACTTTTGGCATTACTTTTTCTTTTTAGATTTACCAGCTTTGCTGAGTGCAATGGCTACCGCTTGTTTTTGAGGGTAGCCTTCATTTTTCATCTGTTTGATGTTAGCTGACACAGCTTTATCAGACTTACCCCTCTTTAGAGGCATTACCAGATACCAGGGATAATTTGTCCAGTCAGTGCGTAAGCACCCAAAGCAGCCATGACGCCAAGCATAGCCAGGCGACCATTGAGCTGTTCAGCTCGTTCATTGTGGGGAACACCGTAGGGATGATCAGTCATAATAATAGGTGGTTCGATGGGCCAAATGTTAGTGTCGTTCATTAAAATTCTACGTCAGATCGTTCCAGTTTATCAATCACATCCTGACGATATGCAGGGTCACGATCATAACGAGGATCAGCCATAGCACGTACAAGCTCAGCTTGACTACGGAATACGTCTTGTGAGCGAGCAGGTTTACCACTCAGCATTTCTCCTTCAACTCCCATAGCGTCTGTGTAGCGATAGTACAATGCTTGCAATGCAAGCTGAATAGCGTTAGTGTTACCTGATTCAACAAGAGAATCGAAAGCGTCGATTTCACCTTGACTAAAATTCTCAGCTGCCCAACTGGTCAACTGATTGTAAGCGGCTTGACCGCCTACCATGTTTTGAAGTTGGTTAACTTCTTGAGTACTCAACTCCCTACCAGATTGGGAAGGTTGTTGTGCTTGCATCTCAAAGTAGGCTTGTACCAAATCTTGAGATGACATTTGAGAGAAAGCTTCAAGCGTCTCTGCACTCAGTTCTCCATTCTCTAAATATTCATCACCTGCAAGGGCGAACAATTCAGAAAGATCACTGTAGTCCCGACTTTCTTCTTCTTCGACTGGTGCATCTTCTTCGTAAGAATCTTCTTCAGGTTCTTCACGAGAGTTGCTGCCCAATTTCTTTTCAAGCTCCATATAAGCTTTCTCAAGATCTTGGGCATTCTTATATTTACCAGCCAGCCTACCCTCTTGTTGAGCCATCAGCTCTTCGCCAATAGCTAGGGATTCAGCTTCGTCGGATTCAATTGACGACATTACTTCTGCATCAGGAGTAGCATCGTAACTCAAAATTTCTGACATAAAAAATTACTGCATTGGTGGAGCGGATTGTTGACTACCCAGATACTGGGCAATAGCGTCTTCCGCATTAGGGTTCTTGGATGGGTCAGCGATAGGAGCCTTGAGCATGTCAGGTACTTGTTGCATCTGCAGCATCTGTTGCTGCTGTGCCATAGCACCTTGCTTCTCCTGCTGACGTTGATCCATAGACTTAACAAGGTTCAGTACATCAATACCCTGTGCAGCTGCCAAGCGTTTGATTGCTTCGTCTGCGTTAATGTACTGCATCATTGCTTCAGGACCAAGTGCCTGAGAGATTGTAGCAATGAAGGTAGTGAGAGATTCACGATCTTGTCCTCTACCAAGAGCATTGATACCAGCAACGATGGTTGGGTTCACAAGATCTTTAGGGATCCGGGGAAGTTCACCCGAACGTTGAAGAACCAACAGCTTACGGTTGAGGTAAGGAATAAGGAACTCAACAGTCAACAAGGAGAATAGTCCCCCGAGAGATTGTTCAAGTTCGAGTTGAGTGAGGCGAACCTCTTCAGCTGTTGTGCGCTCAGATTGCCTTACTGAAAGAATCAGGAATGCTTCGGAGATTCTACGCTCAAGGGTTGCAGCAAGGTTAGCAGCAGTGCTGAAGTCAGCGGTCTTACCCACTTGGATAACACCAATGTCATCAGGTCTACCTTGAACGATTGCACCGTTGCCTGCTTGGGCGATGGTCTGGGGTTTAGTCGTGCTTGAGGGTGATACCACGAAGACGACCTTAGCGGCTGCTGCAGAGCCTTCTACGAGTGCCTGAGAGAGTGCATCAAGTGACTTGAGATCACCCAGAAACTCTTCGACTCTACCTCGTCCGTAGTTCTCACCGTCAACCGAGTTGAAGCGAAGGACTAGCCAGGGGTTAGCATCCTTTGGAGCCTTGCCTTCTGTACCAGAAACCTTCTTACCGTACGCTTCCTGATGCCACAACCAGCGGTTGTTATCAAGACGTACGTGAGTATAAACTTCTACGTCATCTTCATGAGCGTAGTTACGATCATTGACTTGTCTGTCTTTTTCTTGAAGCTCTTTAGGAAGAAGCTTCTTATTGATTAGTTCTTTGGTGACGATCTCAATTACGTTACCGTTACCATCACGTTCAACCACATAGCGGTTCAATGGATAATGCTTAAGGCCATCCTTGCCCATATAAATAAGAGCGTTACCACCAACGACAAGATGTTTGATGGCTTGGTGAACAACGACACGATCACTGGAAGCAGCAATAGAGTCCATCACCATTCGCTCAATCTTGGCAAAGCTTAGGTCAAGCTCAGAACGGATCTCAGCAGGCAACTCAGTGCCTAGCTTATCATCACGAATTTGAAGCTTGAAGAAAGTAGTCTGTGGGGGAAGCAGTGCAAGCATAAGCTTAGCTGCCAATGTGACTACTGACTTAGCACCAACTGATTGCCAAGGTTGTTTAAGGGACTTGTGGGTAATCCTATACTCATCACGTTGGATGAGATAAGGAATCGTAAGCTCAGAGCATTCAACTGCAGTTTGGAGAAAGTTAGTACGGTAGCTACTTAGATGATCGTACCTTGATTTAGCGTCCATCTAATTAACCAATGTTAGGTCCACTTATACCACCAGCAATATTAGTGCCAGGGGTACGCTTAATACGCAGTGATGCAAGTCCAGAAGGGGTTTGTTTTTGTTTAATTTTCAACAAAGGTGTAGTAGCATCAGCTGTTGTTCTGACTCTAATTGGTTGTTTAGAACTTTCAGCAATAGCTCTCAATGCTTCTTGCTGACGTTGTTCTGCTGCCATTTGCATTGCTTGCATACGTGCTATTTCGGCTTGACGATCACGTTCAGCCTGTTGTGCAATTTCAAATTGCTGAGATCCATAACGACGCTTTTCTTCTTCAACGTGGTGAGCAGGTCTACCCATACACATAATTCTAATCCTCTTGTGTAAGACGTGTACGAATCCACTCCACAACACTTGCTTGACCAGACCGATACATGATCTGGTTAAGCGGCGTGTCAGGAGTAGGGTTGATTGGTGGATAAAGATCCTCTAGCTCAGCCAACAACCGTTCGACAGTCAGAAGGTTAAGCGTATTGAGGGAGGTTAGGGTTTGCATGTTCAAAGAACGCTGGCATACGTGCCCGCTTGGTGTCGGAAAGCTCAGGAGCTTTACCTTCATACATCAGACGATCACTGCTATCCAGCCAAAATTTTTTGTTCAAATATTTATCAGGGTTATTAGCCTTGAGAGGCTGCATCACCCAGCTTATAGTGGCTTTACGGAGCCGATCCAAAGAAGGACTCCAATCGAGGTTAAGCTCACGACAAACCAAACTATTTGTGGCAACGTGCACTTGTTCATCTCTAGAAATGTCAGCACTTACTGTTCGGAGACCAGCATCACCGTTAAATCTGAAGAATGGGAGGAGCACGAAGAAAACTGCACGTTCGGCAACCAGCGCCTTGAGGATCGTGTGATCTGGATGAGCAATCCAGGCGTCCCGCAGATTCTTTGCTTCGGCTTCAGCTTTTTCATCAACGCCGATAGCATTGGCGATGTAACCGAGTGCAAGGTCGTGGTTCTCTTCGTCCTTGATATTGGACAGAAGGAGATCCCGTGCCATTTGTGGTACTTCAGTTTTAAGCGCATCATGGATAAAGTCTCCTACCGGAAGCTCCATATGTCGGATTGCCAAAGCACGGTAGATAGTTTCTTCCGCACCTTCAGCCAGTTTACCCGCAGTCGTTTGAACAGGGGTCCAAGTTCTTTTTCTTTCAAGTAGTTTCTGATAAGGGTTCATTCGCCGCAATTACAATCAGGAGCAGGGTCATTAAGAATGGACTCCAGGTAGGCATCCACTTCTGACTCGTCCAATGCGGCATATGCGCTGGTCTTGTCTTGCGTGTCACCCATAACCTGAAGCGAATAATAAAGGGAGGTTTGCTGAGAAGCCAACCACTCTTCGATAAACGCTTCGTCATAGGTGATCACATCAGACCAACTATTGAAGCTGTAACCGTGAAGAAGTCCCGTAGCGTCAAGCATCCTCATGATGCCATCAGCAACTTTCTTGTATGCATCCCAGCCAACCTCAGCTGCGATCT